CCTCGGCGGTGAAATACTCGACCATCACTTGCAGCGTCCGGTACTGGGTCCGATTTGACGGCGCCAGCGTCCGAACCTCGACTTGCTCGTTGACCGCGTAGACGGCGGCGGACGGGAAGCTCGTCGAGGCAAGCGTGTTGTTCCGGCCCTTGAGGAGATTAGCCGTGGGCACGACGCCAGCCTGCGTCAGCTTCAGCCCGATGGCGTTGCGGATATTGGTGCGGGTGCTCACGCGGCTTCTGGGATTGATTGGGCGCCTTCGACGCGGGTGAATCCAAGGTTGACGGCCTTGCCGGCCAGCAGCCGGTCGACCTTCTTGAGCGTTGTCCTCGACCGAGAACTGATCGCTCCATCGACGATGCGTTGATAGCCAGGGATTTTGACCTGCTTATTCGTCGCGATCAGATACGGATTCGGCCCGAAGTTGGACTGCTGGCTGCCGGATTTGCTGCCGAAGCGATCCGAGAACTTCTTCCACTTCGCCCCGGTCACGCGCGCGGTCGGGATCCAGCCCGAAACCGTCCAGCCGACGCGATCTTGGATCTGGCGGCGAAGACTCGAATGATCCTCGGCATATGCCATCAGCATCTGATCGCGTCTGATCCGTCCGTAATTGTTGCGCGCCTTGCGATGCAGCGACGCGAGGTGCTCGGCCGACTCGACCATCGTGCGTCCGCCGAAGAAGGAGATGCGCGGGTTGCGCATCATCTGGTTGATCTTCTGCGTCTCGCGCCGGCGCACGAGCTTGGCAAGCGACTTGTAAATGCCGCCCTGCCCAGCCTTCGCATCCAGCTTGGCCGAACTTAGAGGCACCGCGAGGCGCCACATATCCGAGCCGACGGCCGTCGTTCCCTGCTTCCGATTCTTCGGTGGCGTGAACTGGATTAGCGTCTTCGTCACGAATCGGCCCTCCTCCTTGATGATCGGCCCAAGATCCATCCGCGCGGCCAGCGCGAGCCGCATCAGCGCAAACTCCAGCTTCGAGGTGTCGAACTTAACGTCGATCATATCACCTTGCAGACGTCGATTTCGCAGCCCGCACCCTCTGCGTCGAACCGCACCTGCTCCACGAAGTAGGTCGTGCCGGCCCGCACCAGCGTCTGACTCTGCGCCGGCGTGCCAGCCACCGAGGAGGTCGTGAAGAACACCGTGAACTTCACGTCATCCCGGCGCTGATCCTCGAACTCGTCAAAAAGGTTCCGGCTGGAAGACCAGACGCCGGTGATCGTGCTGCCGAGATAGGAGAACGTGATGCCGGCTTGCTCCAAGATGGCGCCCTGATCGAGCGCCAGCTGCACGGGATCGAAGTCGCGGACTGCGGCCATACTTAATCTCCAACTGTCACAACGCGCGAGGCCGGCGAGAAGGCGTCATCCTGCGCGACGCCAGACGAGACGTGCCAGAACTCCTTTCGCACGGCGCCGGCGATGATGCACGGGGAGGAGTTGATCGTGAACATCTCCTCGGAGTCGCGGATGATCCGCGGCAAGTGCGCCGGCGACTTTGCTCGTAGGATCATCGTCTGCGGCACGCGCCAGGTCAGGAGCTTCGCCTCCTGCGCCTCATCCGCGAGGAAGACAATCGGCCGCTTGGCGACCCGCCGGCAGGCTTCCATCAGCGCCCCGGCGTGGTACTGCTTGCCTTGCGAGTAGCCGAACGGCGCCAGAAGGCAGATCTCTCGGCTGAAGCCGTAGTCCTCCAGCGGCGGCTGCTCGTCGATCAGGTCGAACTCGGGCCGCTGGTTCAGCTGCGCGAACTCCGGGAAAAGGCCGAACACGAAGTCGCCCCACGGCTTGCCGCTCGCGCGGTACTCGTCGTAGCGGTGCGGCCAGATCTCAAGCTCGAGCACGCGGCCGAAGCGCATCTCGTGGCGCTGCTTCGGATCCGACGGCCGCGCGTAGCTGACGCAGCCGAAGAGCCCCCAGTATTGCGGGAAACACTCAACGTAGACGGAATGGCCCTGGCTCGCCAGATGCCGAGCAATCGGCAGGACGCGGATGATGTCGCCGAGGCGCTGGTGGTAGACGATGCAGATTCTCACGCCTTGAAGACCATCGTGAGAATGTTCGGCCAGTCACCATCATTCTTGCGGACAGCGTCCTCGGGCGAGCCGATGAAGACCGGCCGAAGCCCGTTGATCTCCATCACGTTCGTCAGCGTTTCCGGCGTGAAGTGCCAGAGATGCTCACCTGGGCGCCGGTGTTTCCAGTTGTAGAACCACTCCGCGCCGAGCGCAGGGTGATACCACGGCACGGACACGATTGCGCCCTCGGCCTCGAACTTTGGCAGCTGGTCGAAGTGCTCAAGCGAGTCGAAGAACGTCAGCACCGGCCAGCGCGCACGCTGCCACTCGCGATCCACGCGAACGAAGGACGGCGGAGGATATGGTGAAACGTCGTAGCCCCAGCACTCGACCCAAGGACTGCGATCCTTGACCGCCCGCAGGAACGCGCCTGTGCCGTAGCCGACATCGCAGACAGTAAACGCCTCGGGAAAGAAGCGCTGGAACAGCGCCGCGCGGATCTCCGAGAGCTCGCGCTCGGGATATTTCTCATAGCGCGCAACGTAGGCGTGATCGTACTGCGCGCGGATCGTGCGGTCGCGAGACATTAGCGCATCCGTAGAGTTGTGGATGCGATACTCGTAGGTAAATTGACTGCTCACGGCGTGGTCCATTTGGAGTCGGCGTCAGGGTTGCGCTGTTTGAAGAGCTCGAGGCCGGCGTCGTAACGCTCCTTCGTGTTGTTGTGCTGGTAGGTCGCATCCCATTGCCCCTTCTTGAACGCCGGATGCTGGTGCTCGAAGCGGTAGAGGTGGCGCGCGTCGATCACGATGCCGTCGCGCCAGGCGCGGTGGCTGAACTCGTTGTCGCTGAAAACCGACTCGTATCCCTCGTGGAACAGCTCGCCGCCCTGCTGCTCGAAGCGCGCGCGCGAAAGGATCGCCATACAAAGAAGCGGGCCGGTGCGGTGGCCGTCGTGTACGGCGATCACGATCGGCTCCTTCTGCAAGTCGCGATCCTCGACGAGCGAGAGAAGCTTGGAATCCCAGCCGATTGGCGGAACCCAGTCGTCCGACAGCTGCACGATCAGGTCGCCGCGCGCCTTCTTGGCTGCAAGGTTCCAGGCTGCAACGCAGGAGCGCTTCTCCGAGACGACGCTCAGGAACTGCTTGCCCATCGTGACCGACTCCTTGTCGTCCGCGTCCACGGCGAAGACGTGCTCGATGCGGGTCGGATCTTGCGCGAGCCCGAGCCAAGCCTCGCGGCAGGCAACAGCCTTCGAGGTGCGGCCGCGGGTCGCGTGGACGAGCGAGATGCGCGGATGATTTCCGAGATGGAACTGCTGCTGAAGCACGTCCGCCCGTGCCTCTAGCCCAGCCAGCCGGAAGGCACGCGCGGCCAGATCGTAGCCAGCCCAGCCGTAGTATTTGGCCTCCGACGTCCACGGCTTGTCCGCGCCGATTGGCTCCTTGTGGCGCAGCATCTCCTCGGCCCACCAGCGCGCACGCGCGCCGTCGTTCTTCTCGAATAGGAGCAGGATGATCGCGGCGTAAGCCTCGCGGCACCACGGGAAGACGGCGTGCGCTTGCAGCGCGTAGCTCATCGCCTCGCGCGAATCACCGCAGAGCTTGGCGAGGTTCAGCAGCGCCTCGTAGCGGAAGGATTGCTCGAGGTTCGGGAAGCTTAGAGCGATCTTCCCGAACTGCTCCGCGGCCTGCCGATTGCCGGCGCAGAGGTGCTCTTGATGAATGTAGAAATACTGGGTCGGCGTCTCCTTCACCGACTGCCCGAGGATGCGGAGATTGCGCCTGCGGTTCTCCTTCTTGACCGACTTCGGCGCGTGAACCCAGACCGGCCGCGGCCAATCCTCGTGCTTGTCGCCGGGGAGGAGGAGGAGGTTCTCGTGGACGTCGTGATGCCAGACGCGCCCATCCTCGAAGGCGGAGCGGCGGATCGCGCGCTCGCGGTGCAGCTTCTTATTCGTCCCGCGGACGTCGTAAGGACAGCGCACCATCAGCACCTCGGGCGTTACGGTGCGGAGGAGATCACGGAAGTCGTGCGCCTCGTCGAGCAGATCATCGCAGTCGGACCAGACGATCCATTCGCCGGTCGCCTTGGCGAAGGCCGCGTTGCGTGCGCGAGCGAAAGAGTCGACGTGGTCCCACTTCTCCGCGCCGTAGCCGTTGCGATACTCAGCCCCGCGGAAGTCCTTGCCGTTCTCGCGGCACCAGGCGGCCGCCATCTCTAAGGTCGCGTCGGCCTCCTTCGCTCCGATAGCCCGCACGATGCAGAGCTCGTCGAACACAGGCGCGAAGCTCGAAAGCATCGCTATGATGTGCTCGGCCTCGTTGCCGCAGATGACGCAAAGTGAAACGCGCATTGCGCTGTCGTTCGCGTCAAAAAGAAACCCGCGCCCCAGTTAAGGAGCGCGGGTCGAGCCTAGGATGCTATCCTAAGCGGTGCCAGATCAGGTGTAAGACGTGGCGATCAGCTGGCCGCCGTTGGTGTTAACCACCTTCTCGGAGACATAGTGCGAGGACCGCACGATGTTGCTCTTGATCGACTCGTCGCGATACGTGAACACGCCAACGGCGGGACCGTACTCGGACCAGTTCAAGGTGAACCCCGCCCCGCCGCCGAAGTAGCCGGCGCCGGACTCGGTCACGTTACCGACCCAAACGTAAGCGTTCGACCAGACATTCGAGCTGGAGAACGCCACGCCCTCGGCCGCGGAGTCATAGGCCGCGCGACCGATCAGCACTTCGTTGACGCCGAAGACCTCGGCCGCCGCCTGGGTGGAGGCGTTGAGGATCGTGTCGCTCGAGATGCCAGCGCCGCGGAGGCGGTTCTGAAACTTCGTCGAGGCGCGAGCGCGGGTCCACACGGGATACGGAATCACGACGCGGGTGTTCGCCGTGCTCTCGCCGTTCGAGATCATACGGTCGAGCGCCAGCTGGATGTCCTCAGCGATGTCGAACGTCGCCAGATTGGCGGTCGTGTAGGCGGTGCCAGCAGCGGTGCTGGTGAAGTTGCTCGTGGAGAAGATCTGCGCGGCCACGCGGATTTCGTGGGCGAGCAGGAGCTTCCGGCGGGCGAGCTTGGCGGCGACGACCTCGGCATCGAAGAAGCGCGAGACATCCGCGGTCACGGTGTCATCGACGGCCTCTTCGTAACCGTACTCAAGCGCGGTGTACGTCTCCTGCGTGAAGGCACGGGTGCCACGCGGGAAGGCGGAGTACGGGTCACGCACCTTGACGTCCGACTTGAGCAGCTGGCCCTCCTTCAGCTTGAAGGCGGGGTACTGACCGGCGCGGACGGGGACGTTGAGGATGGGCATCACGCGCGTGCCGATCAGACCAGTCTCCCAGTCTTTGGCTTGCTCGAGGACGCCGGCGATGTCGCCACGGAAAACGGCGGCAGAATTGGTGTACATTGTAGAAGATCCTTTTGTTAGAGGTTACAGGTTCTTCGGGATAAACTCGATGACCGCGGAGCCGTTGCCGCTGGCCTGAGTCGAGAGACTCTTGCCCACGGTCACGGTGCCGGTGGTGGAGACGAGGCCCGAAGCGGCGAGGTAGAGGTTATCGCCCACGGTCACGGGAGTGCCGGTGATGACGGCCTTCAGCGTGCCGGTGGAGTGGAGGAAGCGGACGGTGACGTAATCACCGGAGGCCGCGTCGATCTGCGCGATGCCGTCGCACGCGGTGGACGTCGAGAGACCGACGCCGCGGTTGTTGGAAATCACGACGCCCTGGAAGGCGGTGATGGTCGCATTAGCGAGGAACGTGCCGTTCCCGAGATATTGAGTAGCCATTGTGGTAGGTTACAGGTTAGAGTTTGACGACCTCGCCAGCAGCGACGCGGGTGCGGTACTGCTGGTATTCGGCCGCGTGATTCTTGATGGCGAACGCGATCGCGTCGCCCTTGTTGCCCTTGAGCTCGGAGGTCTTCGCGGCCACGATAGCCTCGAAGCTCTTCGCCTCGCTCTTGGCGGCGGGAGCCGCAACCTCAGCGGAGGCCGCGGGAGCCGCGGGCGCGCCGATGGTCTTGGCGAACTCCTTGAGCGCAGCCTCGGCGGCCTGCTTGGCAGCCAGCTGCACCTCGTCGTTCTTAGCCGACATCGCGGCCGGCTTGTCTTCGGGCTTCGGCATTCCGGCCTCTAGCTTAGAGAGCCGCTCGCCCATCGCCATCATCGCGGACTCGATCATCCCCGCGATCTCCTTTTTCACATCGTCATTCATAGGAATAGTGATTTCAATTTCAGGTTTCTCCTCCTCGGGCGTGTTGCCCGGTTCGGTCTGAAAGGATTTCATCCGGCGCTCGAAGAGCCCCTCGGCATTCGCTGCCGGCTCGCTCACGAGATCGACGGAATAAATCTCCGAGCAGCGCTGGAGCATCGTCTTCTTGTCGCCCGACATCTCGACCGGACCGGAGAACGCGATCGAAAGCCCGAAGGTGTCCGGGATTTTCTCCGCGATCTCGAGCACGTATCCGCGGTGCGGCGAGTTTTGCAGCAGATGCAGATCGCCCAGGAGCTTCTTGCCCTCGATCCGCAGCGCGTCGACGTAGCCGATGATGTCGCCGGCGCCCGAGTTGTGGTCGAGCTTCACCTTGAGTCCGCCCTCGTATTGCTCCGCGGCGGCCTTGACTTGCTCGAGCGTGCGCGCGTCGACCATCACGCCGTGGCCCAGCGCCGGACCTTCGGAGATCAGCGAGACGCCGCGGATCACGCCTGCTTCGGCGTCAATCTTCCCGGCAGCTACGGCAAAGGTAATGGTGGGCGCGGCCATTGTAAAAGCCGCCGCCGTCAAATCATCCTTTGCTTTTAACGTCTAAAGTAGCGCGGCGCTTGTATGCAGTAACGCGGACCACCTTTTTCGTAATCTCATCCCAGACCGGGAATTGCGCGACCTCGACGGTCTTCGCGCGGATCGCTGGCCCGAGGAGCACGCGCACGTTGTCGACGCTGCACTCTAGCTGCTCGGCCACTTTGTCGCGAGAGTCCCAGCCGGCGGGCAGCACGTAGGTCTTTCGGTTCTGCGCTTCGACTAGGGATTTCCAGTTCACAGCTTGAGCAACGCGGCGAAGTGTGACTCGCCCTCGATGATGGGAATGTTGAGATGCAGGAAGGCGCCGCTCGTCGCGACCAGCTGCACCGCGTAGCCGTGCGACCAATCAGTCGGTGCCGTGTGCTGCCAGAGTGGCTGAAGCTGGCAGAGACAGCCAGGATTCCACGCGCCAATGATGCCGCTCGATATGCGGCGCACGATGTTGGATTGCGCGCGGTGCGTATGTCCAAAGACGCAGTTGCCGGCGATCTTGTCGACCGTCGCGCCAACTGCGTTCTTGGCCGTGCTAACGCCGTGAAAGAAGAAGCACTTCCCGCGCTTGATCACGCCGGGGACCGGGAGTCCGTCGTAGAACTCGCCCTGGCGGTAATACGAGATCTCGCGTTCCTTGAGCTTCAGCCGGAACTCGGGAGCGAGCAGCCGGCGCAGCCCCTCGGCGTCCTTCTTGTGGCGCAGCACTTGCGTCACGCACCACGTCTCGACGCGCCGCTCGTGATTGCCCTCAAGGTACTCGATCTTCGCGCGAGGCGCCGCGGCCCGCAGCTGCTCGAGGAAAAGCGCGGAGGCGGCCAGATCCTCCTCGTAGGTGTAATCGGTCTCGGCGACGTAGCCCATTACGTGGTGCTGCGCGAGGAAGCCGCCGCAGTCTACGTGATCGCCAAGGAGGATGATCTCCTGCGGATCCAGCGCTCGGATGTCGGCCAGCATCGCGGCGACGGCTTTCGGATCGACTAGCGAGCCGTGCGTGTCGGGGATGACGACGCGGACGATGTCGGATCCGGTGCGCTTACGCGGCGAGACGGACGGCGCCGGCTTGGCCTTGCGCGCCTTGGTCGCGTTCTCGAGTGCACCCCTGGCGACGTCGAGCTCTTTTCGCAGGCCGGCGATCTCGGCCTCGTAGAGCTTGCGGGACTCGTCCCGCTGGACTGCGCTCCAATCAGTCACGCTTGTCCTCCTGCTGGGCCGCGAGGTAATCGCGGCGCCAGCGCCAGAGAAGATAGCCGAGCGAGGCAACGCCGGTCACGAAGCCGAGGTAAGCGTTGATCTGCGACATCGTGATTGTCGCGAGCGGCGGCGTGACGCCGGCGATGAAGTCGGCTGGCTTGATCATTTGAGCTTGGCGCGATAGGCGGCGCGATCACCGAACCACCAGCCGACGCAGTTAAACGCGGCGAACGTGACCTGCTCAGTCATCGACGCGCGGGAAGGCTCGGCTGCGTAGAACCAGATGACGGTCGCGATCAGCACGAGCGAGATAGTGAGGAACGGACGAAAGAGCGTCACGACATCGGCGACCCAAGCGTGGACGTTGGACGGCACCGTCGCGGCCTGCTGGCTCGCCTTGAAGGCTTCCCACGCGGCCTCGTCCTGGCGGATCGACGCGAGCACCTTCGCCTCCTCCAGCTTCCTCCCGTGCTCTCGGCCAGCGCGAAACTCCTCGAAGAAGCCGTTGCCGATGCGGAGGAGGACACCGAGTGCGCCACCACCGAGAGCACTTGAGAGGAAATCGAGCATTACGCGGAAGGCTTCACTTTAATCGCGTCCGCCAAAACCTGCACCGACTGGCGCAGGAGATCGTGCTCTTGCGCGGTGCCTCGGTAAGCGGCGGCGACGTGCGCGAGATTCTGAAGAGCCTGCTCAGGCGAGATGGTGTTTGCGTCCATAGCGTCAGAGCGGCACGTCAAATCAGAGCGGGGTGAGGCCAGCGTTCTGGGCAAGCACCTTGTAGAAGGCGGCATCGCTGGTCCACGTAGCCGTCTGGGCGGCGGTGGCGTTGACGAGCTGGGAGGCAACCTCCGCACCGGCAGCGTCAAGGAGCTGGCAGTCGGCAACGGCGGGACCGTTCTGATAATTTATGTACCTCGGGAAAAACTTAACGGCAGTCTTGGTGCCGGTAGCAGTCCACACGCTCACGGGTTGAATGGCGATTTCGTTATTCATAGGTCAAAGGTTAGGTTAGATAGCAGGAGGGAAGCGGGAAGTTGAGGCGATTGCCTTTGCGGATATTCCAGTACTTCGGCAAAAGCTGAAGGTTCTCGGCGCAATGACTTCCGCCCTTTGAAAGCGGATGGATGTGGTCTACCTCAAACGCGATGCCAAGACATTTACCGACTCGATCCGCCATCTCGTAAAATCCGGCAACAAATCGCAGCGAGATCGTCGCGGCGCGCTTCAAGGAAATGCGCTTCATTGCAGCAGCTCGCACACGGTCTGGATGCATCTTGGCGTAGCGGCGACTCCTCTCCTTCAGATACTCTTTGTGCTTAATTCGCCAAGCTAGCGCCGAAGCCTTATCCTTTTCCAAGTTTGCTGATCTCCATTTACGGGTGATCTGGCGCACCTTGTCCTTGTTAGACCTCTGCCAAGCTAACCCGTTTTTGAGATGCTGCTCCTTGTGCTCGGAATACCACTCCGCGCCCTTGGCCTGCTCATAGGCGCGATAGTGGTCCAACTGCTCCTTGGTCACCCATCGCTCGCTTTTCGCGGCATCGCTGCGGTACTGCCAGAAGTACTTGCCCAGTTCCTCATTGAACTCACCGCGTCTCCAACGCCGCGCCGCTGAGACCTTCTGGTCCCAGACGGAAACGGGGGAGATGGCGATGACGTTATTCATAGGAGAAATATTAGACGTTAGAAGCGAGGAGCTTGTAAGCGATGCCGCCAATTTCGATGGTGACGTAGCCCGTGGCAGACGGAGCGGTAGCCGAATAAACGCCAAGTTCCCACGCGCCAGATCCACCAGTTGGTGCAGAAGTGCTGATCGACGCCCCAGAGGTAATCGCACCGACCGTTGTAAGCGTTGCCGCGAACTCCGCATTGCGCGTGCCCGTCGGAACCTGCATCACGTGATTTCCAGCAGGATTGGTGATGTAAAGGTCGTAAGACGACCCGGTGGCGCCGGAAAGCACGGTGCCAAGCGATGCCGACTTGTAGAACGAGGCAGCCGCAAATGAACCGCCAGCTACCGTCACGGCTTCGCCAACATTGAGGGATTTCGCCACCCCCACGCCCCCGCTCACCACCAGCGCACCGGAGGAGGTGCCCGTGGAGGCGGTGGAGTTGATAACTTGAAGCACCGTAGATACCGCAGCAGTCGTCGTCGTGAACGAAGCTGCCACCGTGGGGGTTACAACGGCATTGGCCGTAGTGGCTCCACTTCCGACAAGGATGCGGGCGACGCCTCCGTACTGAATCTCAAACCCGCCATAACCACCAACAGAGGTAGAGGAGGCAATGTACGCATCAGTCCCTGACTGACCTTGCAGATTTCTCGAGATCAGCGCGTCGCCGTAATTGGCTCGCCGCGAGAGACCAAGTGTAACGCATTGTTCTAGGACAGAAAGCCCAGTCCCAACTCGCAGCATTGAATCCGCGCTGTTGGTCGCAATGGAGGACGCGGTTCCTACGAGAGCCAGACTGCCGCCAGCATAGATGCT